ATTACGCAAATGCGTCCCCTGTTGGGTCATTTGCTAAACCTGCAACTAGTGTTAGCGCTACACATGCTGCACTAATCTTTTTTACAATATCAGACCAGATTTTACCTTCTTCCTTACTTTTAGATTTCTCTATAGCAAGATTTAAAAGTGCTTCTTTTTGATCTATTCCAACTGCGTTAGCCATTTTTATACATTGGTTCGCTGTTAAATGTCTTTTGCCCTGTTTTATTTTACTCATGTTACCAGAATTAAATTCTTCAAAATCGGCAATTACTTGTTTGTCTTGGCTGTAACCTTGAGAAATTTTATATTTTTCAATAAGTTCGTAGCTAAAGTTCATATTGTTCTCCTATTAACTTCTATTATAACTGTCAATCTTGATAATTAAAAAAGTTGACAAGTGTCAATAGTGACCGCTAGACTCCAGAAAAGAGTCAACGTTGACACTTTGTCATTATACAGGGATTTACGAATTGAAATTCTATCTTCAATACATTCAAGGCATAGAAGAATACGCATTAGGTTTCAATAAAATTGAACACCCGCTTATGTATTCTTCACGTTCGGAAGCAATGGCATTTTGCATTGATTACTGTAACGGCGAAAGCTTCGAAATTATTGATGTAGACGATAATAATTGGCAAGAACTTTTCGATTCTGGGGTGTTCGATTATGACCCAGAACGCTAAAAATCCAGCTCAACAACTCACTAAAATCGATTATTTAACGGTCGTTTTCTCTCCAAATGAAGTTGCTCGCTGTCGTTTTGATGCTAAATTAGCATTCGGAAATGGTGATTTTTCATCCTATAAAGAAGCATATAACGCCATGTTATGTGCTGAAATGTTCGAAAACACTGCAACTGATGACTTCACAGCTGATGCAAATCAATCAAATTTTGACCTAAAAAACAACATTGCAACTGACGATTTAGAAGTTGATGTAAGTGAAACTGTGATTTTTAACTCTGATTATTACTACAACGAACTGTTTGATAGTAACCTTGCAGGCTCTTCAAAGTACCGTCAATACAACTCAATCAAAGAAATACCAGAAGATGAACGCAAGCATTTTCTTAAAAATGTTGTAAGAAAAACAAAGCGTTATAAAGCACTTACATCATTGATTGAGGGTGATATTTCCAAATTCATGCACCTATTAAATACAGAAGTTGCCACTGCTGCCGACCGCTTAACCAGTGACACACTTAGCTGGTCATACCGCGATAATTCCGGCGGTATGTTCACTTACGAAAAATCAGCAACGCTTTATCGCCATGATATTAATTCAGGTGTAATTGCTTGGGGCGCTAATAATGGCGGCGTAATGATTTCATTTTCTGGTACTGGTTGTGCTGGTTTAGATATTCCAAAATTGCACGCAATGCTAAAAAAAATGCCTAATGTAAAAATCACGCGCTTAGACATTGCTTATGATGATTATGAAGGCAATAGAACCGTACTTGATTACTTCCAAAATTTAGAAGAAGGCGGTTTCTGTAAAACCAATCAAGCGCCCTCTTTCTCGTTTATACAAACGGGTGAACTCAAAAAGTTAACAGATTTACAGCAAGCTGAGTTTAAGAAAAAACACGGCTGGCAAAAACGATATGACTGTGTCGCCAATGGTGGCAATACGCTTTACGTAGGGAGTCGTAAAAATGGAAAAATGGCACGTATGTATGAAAAAGGAAAGCAAATGGAAAGTGAATCTCAACCTAATTGGGTTCGTGCTGAGCTTGAGTTGCGCAGTATTGACCGTGTTATCTCCTTGGATGCACTACTCAATACCGATGCCGTTTTTGCTGCTGCCTATCCTGCTTTTGCTTTTATTGCTGTTGAACGTCTTGAAATCAGAACTACAAGCAGACAAAGACAAAACAACGGCGCTTTAATTGCTGAGCGTTTAGAGCGTTATTGTGTTCAGTCTTACGGTAAATACTTAAACTTTTTACGTCATATCAAAGAATTATCAGATATAGAAATAATCAACCGATTAACCAAAGGCCTAAATCCTTGGGATATACCCGACTCTATTAACAAGGCCTGTATTACACCACCCAACCAAATGGAGTTAACAACATGAAAGTAATTTTATTATCTGCCGCAACTGGTAAAGGCGTTTCGAGTAAGTCGGGTGCACCAAAGCATTACGCTTTTTCGTCTGTTTCGTACTTAGTACCAGAGAAAGATTTTATTCAAGGCGACCATAATATTCAAAAGTGTGGTTATGAGCCTAAAAGTGTTTCGATGCTTGATAGCCAAGAACTGTACAACAAGTTTAAAAAAATAACCTCTGATAATGGTATCTGTGAAGTTGATTTAGTTTTACAGCCTGACCCAGAAAACATGTCTCGTAACATTGTTTCTGATGTCTCATTGGTGAAATAGAAAATGTCTCAATGTGTCGCCATCCAATCCGACCAAACATTAAAAGCCTTTACTGGCGTTTGTGATTTTGTGATGGTTACACAAGCTGAGTTCTTAGAGCTACAGCAACACGGAGCTAGTATCATGATACTTATTTTTTTAGCTTTTAATATTTTTGGTTTAGCCTTTCTTCTTACGAATGATTTTGAAAATAGCGGTGTCATGTTTTTTTCTAATTTGATTATGATTTTTGGTTATTTACTTCTTGAACGAGTCGAACAATACACAAACACAAACCAATTCACAGACGGCCAACACGCCGCAATTGAACAATACAACGAGGATACAAAATAATGTCTCAATGTGTAGCCATCCAACCCGACCAAACATTAAAAGCCGTTACTGGCGTTTGTGATTTTGTGATGGTTACACAAGCTGAGTTCTTAGAGCTACAGCAACACGGATTAGTGAACGTTCTTAATGAATTGTTCGCTTTTAGCTTGGCCGATTTCGGCCTAATAAATACGGCGGCATTAGTCGCTTTTATAACTGCACATTGTATCGGGCGCGTTGTTCGAGTAATGGGCAAAACATAACTTATAAGGAATACCCAAATGGAAAACGTTAAAAATATATTAGTTTCAAAACGCGCAAAAGCTGGTTTATTACTCAGTTCAATCGTTGCCTCTGGTTCGTCTTTCGCAGCTGATTATTCTGCAGAAATTGGTACCGCTGTATCAGATGGCACAACAAACTATACAGCTGTTATTGCAGGTGTAATTACTGTTGCTGCAATCGGTTTTGCTATTGGCATGATTGTATCAAAGCTAAACAAGTAGATGGTTACCTCAATTGGTCTTGCTTCATTTCTTGTGTGGTGCTTCGTCGAAGGATTCTCAAGTGGCGTAAGAGCCAGTTAATAACGGCGGGTAAAACCGCCCTTTTTTTAAGGCGCTTACATGCGATTACTAATATTTTTATTGGCGCTATTAAGCGCTTTTTCCGTTTCTGCTTTTGAACCTGATTTAAGCCACTTAATTTCGCCAAAGCAAGAGTTAAACTTTTGTGTTACTGCTTTTGGATATGAGGGCTGCTCTGATAAAGAGGACGACGCCTTTCTAGCAGCATGTTTAACTTACATTGATAATGCAGATGTACCACCAGACACTTCAGACAGAAAAAATTATTCTCTTGAATGTGGATATAAACCTCAATCAGGCTCTAGACCAGTACGTATAACAAAATTTTGTATTAAACAGGCCTATCCACCTTATGGTTGTACTCCCTCTAGTACATACTCCTCTATTACTTATGGTAATTTAGTAAATGATATTGTTTATTCATGCCCGCCAGACCATGAGCCAGATTATGATATTAATGTTCCCTTAAGCCCAGTGCCAACAGAAGGGCCTACTTTCATGTGTGCTAAATCTCTTGATTCAGAAGAGCCAGAGAAAGACCCCGACTGCCCAGAACCCACCGACAATGACCCCTTTGTTTTTGGTACAGGTGGTAGTGGTTCTGTTTGTTTTCCTGCTCCTAACGGACGTCAATGTGAAATAAAAACGGATTCTAATGGGGGTTATTATATTCCTATTTCTTATGGTTCTACTGAACCCGCTGAATGTGTTCCTGACCCAGAGCCAGAAGAACCGGAAGAACCAGATGAACCCGATGACCCAGACAAACCTGATAACCCTGATGACCCAACCCCAACACCTGCACCAGATGAGCCTGAAGAACCCAAAGAAGCTGATGATTCAGATAAAACTGATATTTTAGATGCCGTCAATCAAGTAAATGATAATTTAAATGTTATTAACGACAATATGAATATTGGGATTGAATCCAATACAGAGCGCTTGGATAGAGTAGCTTTAGAGATACAAAATTCTAATGAATTACTTTCTTCTGTTAAAGCAAATACTTTAAATATTGATGATTCAGCAACCGTAATAAGGGATAGGATAAAAGAGAGCACTGATTTTTTAGATGGCATTAAAGAAGGAACAAAAGAAGGTGTTGATATTCTTGATGGCATTAAAGAAGGTCAAAAAGAAGGCATTGATTTATTAGATGAAATCAAAGAAAACACAGAAAAAGAAGATTTCACTATTACTGCTGGTCGTAAAAAAGGCGGTTTGAATGACTTGTTCAGTGATGCAGATTTGTTATTAGTTAAAACTGAAATAGAAGATAAAAAAACTGAATTAACAGAATATATTGAAACAATTCAATCTGAATCCGAATCAATTTTAGATTTAGACCCTAATATCTCAGGTTCTTATACTGAACATAAGGAAATAATTAAAGGCGTTGAAGTCGATTTGGGTGTTGGTAGATTTTCTAATTTTTATCAGATGATAGCCCCAGCCATTATTTTAATAGCTTCAATTGCAGCTCTTTTTATAATATTAGGTAGTAACAAAGAATGATAAAAAAAACTATATTCTTAATTTTGATTTGTTTACCATTTTTCTTAATGGCCAACGCAACAGCCACAACACTTACAGGTGCTCAAGGTGTTGTAACTTCTGCGGGTAACTTCATGTCTGATTTTTGGGACTTCTTTGATAATGATGTCCCTAATTTTTTTAAACGCGCTTTAGCTTACATAATTGAAAAGGTCGTTTTATTTAAAATCACAGCACAAATTGAAGCTATGAAACTTGCTTGGTCTATTTCAAAAAGTGTTATCGAGAGTTTTCAAGTTGGTTCAAAAATCGCAAGCGCTGCAAGTGGTTTACCACAAGACGTAAAAGCCGCTTTAGTAGATTTGCGTTTATTCGATGGTTTAAACATTATCGTTCAAGCTTTTATAGCTCGTTATGTTATGAGGTTCTTGTAATGGCTAGCTCAATTTTTCATGGTGCACCTGGTTCTTTTAAATCTGCTAGCGCTACGTGGTTTGAAGTGTTACCAGCACTAAGAAAAGGCCGTTTAGTTGTTACCAATATCGAAGGTATTTTACCTTTAGATGAAATCGAAACAGAGCTACAAGAAACTTTCCCTGAGAGCGCTCAGCTTTGGCGTTTGTCTTCACAGAATGAGGAAGGACAATCACTTTGGCGCAATTGGTATCATTGGATGCCTACAGGTGCATTGGTTTTAATTGATGAAGTGCAAGACGTTTACCCAACTGAATCTACTTTTAAACCCGAATCTTGCAACTACAAACATGTAGATAATTACAAAGATTTGATACCCGAGCATTGGTATAAATATCATTATGAGCAACTAGAAAAGTTTAAACCTGAAAATTTAACTAGTGGTGATACTGACGATTTAGGAAAGGAGTTATTTAACGAACATGGCCACATTATTTACCCCAAAACACTTAAAGAGTGTTACATGCGACACCGCAAATACAACTGGGACATTATCGTCTGCACCCCCGACATTACCAGTGTTCACAAATACATTAGAAACGTTAGCCAGTACGCATATTCACACAAATATTTCGATGGCCTCGCGGGAATCCCTTATTACAACAGAAGACCGCGAATCTTTGACCACAACCCAAAGCTTGACGGAAAAACCCCGACCAAAGCAAACACAATTACTTGGAAAAAAATCCCAGTCGAAGTACACAAGTGCTACAAATCAACAGCAACCGGAGGTATTACAAAAGGACAAGGTAAAAATTTCATTTACACTCCTATTTTTGCCTTTCCGCTTGTTGCTGTCATTTTGTGCGTATCTTATTGGCTATGGTATTTTACCAGTAGTGAAACCGTTACTAAAAATGATGAAAAGCCCAATGCAGAAATTGTGGAAGGTGTTAAAAAAGGTTCTGTTGTTACTGGCCCTAATGCTGATATTCAGATTTCTGATGCTAGCCCTGTTTTTCTAAACCTACCTTATGGCGCTACTGATATTTTTGTTACTGGTATTCAAGAAGTTAAACGCCCAGACCGTATGCATAGAGAGTTTATTTTTGAATTCATCACAGAAAAATACGGCAATTTTAGTATCAATTCTTATGAACTAGCCAGCATGGGTTTTAGTATTCAGTATTTCAGTTCATGCAATGTACTTATAAAAAACAGCTCATTTGTCTATCGTGCCCTGTGTAGCCCAAACCCCTATGTACAGCCAGAACAAGAACAATCTGATAATGAAATTACGTTATTTTCATCTTTATAAATTAAAAACAAGCCGCCAAGCGAAGCCTGAGCGTAGCGGCTTGTTTAACTTTCAACCTAAATTAACAATATGTCACTGGTGACACTATGACTAGAAATCAAAAGTACGAACAAAAGCAAAAAGACAAAGGGTTAAAGAAAGTAACCCTTTGGATACCTGACAACTCAGAAGTTGAAATAAAACAAATGATGGAGTTTTTAATCGATAACCCAGACCATATACCTTTTATGGCACGAAGTGTTAAAACTGGCCGGATGAAAAAAGCTGTTTAGGTACGTAACTTATTACGTACTTTCTAAAAAGGTACGTAATAATTTGTCAATTATTACGTACTAGCCAAAACCTTAACTAACGAACCTATCACTTATGGCGTAGCCATGTAGGCCAAACACTTATGATAATATTCCTCCTGACTAACTTGGCCGCAAATAAGCGAAGCGCTACCGTTCTATTTAGTCACACAAGGCCGCGCTTGCGCCCACTGATAAACCATACGGAATTTAGAGTAATGAAGATGCCAAGAAAAACACCCCTCCCCCCGTATACTAATAGGGGGGGAGCGAAAATTAACACCTATGCCGATTTTGCATCGTGATTTTTTTAAAAAGGAGTAAAAATCACAATGTTTAAATCAGAATTTCATAGGCAGTTCTTATCTCTATTCGGCTACGACTACGCTAAAGGAGCTCAAGAATTAGGTGTTAGTGAAAGGCAAGTAAGACGGTATGTTAAAGCAGGTAAAGCAAGTTTACCTGTTGAAAAGTTAACAGCTATTATTTACCGTGGTTATTTACCTGCGACAGGTGCATGGGCAGACTGTAAAATCTCCGTAGATGATCATACAATGAGTACACCTTGGGGAAAGGTTAATCCTTCTGATGTTCAACTAGTTCAAAGGTACAAATGGTCTGCGAGAAAATCAGAGTCTATGTATAAAACTCTTAAGAAAAATCATAAAACGCAAGATATATATTTATCTGATTTACAAGATAAATTGCTTAATATCATTGGTGAAATATCCGAAAGAACAGGGAGTTAAAAATGGAACAAGATGAGTTCTTTTTGAAAGTATCTACAGCACTTTCTGGTTGTCAAATGGTTGAATTTGAATTAAAACTTTACCTAACGAATGCAGTCGCTCTTATAAAAAAACGATTAGGTGAGCGAATATTTTTTGGGATGTCAGGCTCGGATTTTGACAATTCTTCACTTGAGGGGCTAATAAAACATTTCAAAAAATTCAGTGATAACAGAGAATTAATTAGCAGATTGAACAGTTTTAAGAATGAGAGAAATTTTCTGAGTCATAAAGCAATTGCAATTTGTATGCATCAACATGAAGGTTATCAGCAGTGGCAAGCGGCTTCTTTAGATGACAGGTTAAATAAAATTAATATAGAAGCATTGAGTCTTTTTAATGATATCCATAATGAATCAGCTAAATTTTTAGGGTATTTATGGTTTGAAGATGAGATTTAATAAT